ACCAGATTGGATGGCTTTCTTAATAGCTTTACCAACACTAGCACTTACACCTTTTCTAGATGCAATTTCATACATCTTATCTGTCATAGCAGCTCGTTTTTGTTTCATTTGACGAGAGTTACCACGAGCATTTTGAAGTAATGCTAATTGTTGTTCTAATTGGTCTTTATCAGCACCAGCGATCTTTTCATCGAAGCCAGCGTATTTATAATCAGTAATACCTTGACCTGCCATGAAGTTCATACGTTCTTGAGCAGTCATGTCATCAGCCATACCCTTTTGGATAGTCTTAACACGAAGCTTATCACCGTATTGACCGACTTTATCCATTACTTTGGATGCAAGTTTACCAGGAACACTGATTACTTTACTAATAGCACGTTGAATAGGACCGGAGGATACTAATGCACCAGTTAAACCAACCATTGGAATTAATGGAGCAGGAATGCCTAATGCATAAGCTGCAGCAGCTGCTGCACCGAACTTACCAATCTTACTACCAGCTAATTGTTTAGCCATATATTTCATTTGGTTAGTACCAAATTGAGATTTAACGGAATCAGCGATACTATCAAACATATCACCAACACCATGTTTTACCAGTTGTTTAAGTGGTTTAAATGCACGTTCTAATGGATTGAAGATTCTATCCTTCATGTATTTTTCTAAACGATCATGGAATCCTTCCATACGTTCTCTCATAGGATTGACTACATTTTCGTTTAAGTAGTTTAATACACCACCAATACGTTTACCAGGATTTTTAGGATCTTCTTTACCTAAGATCATTTCTTTGAATTTATCAGTAGTAGAAGCAAAACTTAAACCACCACCTATTAAAGCACCACCTACAGCACCGAATGGACCAGCAATAGCTGCACCAGCTAAACCACCGATACCAACACCAGCTAAACCACGACCCATATGCTCAGATAAGAACTTTTGCATTTGAGTCTTGTCTTTACCTTCAGCACCAAATAAGTAATCTCTAACTTCTTGGTTGTTTTTAGCAAATGCTACAGCACTACCAGCCAATAAACCAGGAATAGGTCCTAGACCAGTAGCAGCACCTAAAGCACCACCAACGATACCGTAAGACTTAACGTCTTTAGCAGTACCGAGCATCTTCTTGATTTCTGGTCTATCTAAGAAACCACCTTTACGGTTACCTTTTTCATCAAGTTGACCATAAAGCATTTCTTGAACACGTTCTGTGTTCTTAACCATAATCAAGCCAGCACCTAATGCACCGCCAGCTAATACACCCATAGGACCACCGGATACCATTAATCCGCTGAGACCACCATAAAGTGCACCTTCACCAAAGACTTCTGGAGCTTGCTTTTTAAAGTCCTCCATAGCTGCTTTGACATTATCTGGCATTTTATCAACAATAGCATCATACCAGGAGGATACTCTATTAAGAGCATCATTTACTTTACCACCTGGGCTATCATCAACTATTTTATCTGCATCTTTAGTACCAGAAGCAAAACCACTCAATTTACCAAGACCATATTGTTTAGCTGCATTGATAACCTTCTGCTCATTAGCAGAATCTCTTGCAATACTAGCTGTAGCAATATTAGGATTGAATGGGTTCATTGTAGATGGAATTACTGCTTCACCTTTAGATAGTGCATACAAACCAGTCTTAGTGATATATCTATCACCACCAGCACGTCCACCACCAAAGATACCACTATCTCCACTACTCTTTGATTTGATATCAGAGAATACGTTACCGAAAGCACTAGTAACACTGCCAACAATGTTACCTACACTACCTTTAACTCTATCTCTAATCTTACCAACTGTAGGGAAATGTTCAGCAATAAGATCTACTGTTGTATTCAATGGTCCTAGTACATTCTCATTCAAGAATTTACCAAAATCATCAAATGTTTTACGAGCATAATAAGACATGGTATTGAAGAAACCTTTAATAGGTTTACCATGCTCATCTTTCAAGTTAGCTTCATGATCAAAGAAGAAACTTTCGATAGAACCATTAACGGCATCTACCATACCAGCAAGTATTTTAGTAGGTCTGTCTCTAAGATCTAGTAAGGCACCGATAGCAAGACCAGCTTTATCCATCTTACCTTTACTATTCTTCATCTTTTCAGAGAAGCTACTACCTTTTGCATTGGTGTATTTATTCTTTAATCCTTCACCCCAACCATCATAAGCAAATTCAAGACCATCTTCTTGCATGTTGAGTAAAGCACCAAGTCTACCAACACCTCTAACATTAGCTGCTGAACCTGTTGCTCTACCTTTACCGCTATTTCTACGTCTAACTTCTTCTGCAGTAAGACCTAGAACTTCTAAACCAGCATCGGTTGCTGATGTTTGTTCTTTGTGAAGACCTCTTGCGTCTTTAGCTGTAGTTGTAAAACTATTCCAGTAGTTATTTACAGCTCTAGAGTTAGAAGAAGATTTAGCATGAGCGGAACGGGCTTTAGTTGGACTTCCTCCACCAAATCCAGTGCCATTTTCTAACATAGTACGGATTAAGTGAGTTTCCATGTAAGTACCACGGATAGCTTTAGCAACTTCAGAGTTTTCTAATAGATCTTGAGATCTTTGGAAAATACCTCTTACATTAGAACTACCTTTGAATGCACCATTGTTGTGCATTAAATCAACACCACCGGCATTATTGCCCATATTGGACATATAATTATTTCGGTTTTCTTTGTATTGATAGGAGTTACTAACGAGTTTAGCTCTAGTATTACCATTAGCGGTACTAAGCATCTTAGCAATAAGAGTCATATTACGTTCACTAGAAACGCCATATGCAGTCATGTAAGCTCTAGCATTCTTAAGCTTACCACCAACGAATTCGAAATTATAATCGCCGTTGCTATCCACTAATGCTTCTAACACTCTACCCATATCAGAATAGAAGTTAACTTGATCTGCATCATCATTAAACTTCATTCTACTAGCGATACCGGTTAAGTGCTTTTGCATCGGAGCGGCTGCTTGTTTTATAGATGCTCTTCGTTCAGAATTATAATTCTTCTGAGCATTTTTAACTGTAGTCCAACGACCTGTATTTATATCAAATACACGTTCGTCTTCACCAGTTAATGCTGCTTCAATACGTCTTAAGTAAGTTGGGATTACTTCGATAATAGTTTTATTAGCGATACCATTATAAGCTACAGGTCCTTTTACAAAGTTCTTTGTATCGACCTTGTTAACTTCTTTACCATTGAAACCAAAGATTTCATTTAGGAAAGAGCCAAGAAAACCTTGTTGTTTTCCTAATTTATGTAAACCCATGACACCAGCATTACCAACAGTCCGGTTTAATCTACCTAGGCTCTTAGATAATTGCGGTCCCATTAAAGTGGATAATAAGCCATCACTAATAAATGATAATGGCGAAGCAAACATAGCAGTTGGATCTCCGCCAGTTTCCTTCATCATCTGAATCATACTACCGATAGTACTATTTTCCCAGTTCTTCTTAACATGCTCTTTGTAGTTGCCTAAGTTAAAGCCACCACCACCAAATACATTACTGAATGAAGAATTCTTTTTAACTTGAGGGTTAGAATTCTTATACATCTCACGCTGAATTTCTATCATTTCTTTCATGATAGCATTTTGTTCAGCTAAGTAATTTGTTGTAGTTTCGTAGAACTTAGTGGAGTTGTCAATATGCTGCTTAAGAGCACTTTGATTGAAATCAATAATTGCTTTTAAGTGACTATTAACTCCTTCAAACCCAGCTTTATTAATTTGCTGCATTTGAACTAACTGAGTATATTGAAGCTTAGAAGAAGCCTTTACTGTTTCTCCGATATATGCACTACCACTCATAACTGAGTTGGAAATGGTTGCTGAAGAAGCAGCAAATCCTGCATTAAGATCTTTATTCAAATCAGAGAATGCAGAATTTTCAATATCATTCATAGAAGAATCAGAATCGTCATCACCGAAGCCGAATTCACCATCGTCTCCAAACATTCCACTGTATTCTTTTTCCATAAGCTCATCTTCACGAGCTTTGTTGTAGAATTTACCAGTCTTTAAGTCAGAGACACTATTATTCAGTATAGTATTAGCATCTTTAAATATACTAAGATTCTTTAAAGAATTCTTAATGGAAGAAGAGTTTAAAGTTCTACTATCTCTGAGAACTTCTTGGTTTAATTGACTCTGGGTCCATTTAGCTACTTTATAGAGATTGCCATATTTACTTTCTGCTCTATTCTGTGCTGAATGATACAATGATTCGCCGACGTTTTTAGCATAACGAGTACTGTATTCTTTTATTTGTTTCAACAAAATTTATTCCTCCTTTCTATCTGGATTATAGGAATGTTCAGGCGATGAAAACACCCCTATCCCATATGGGATAGGGGCATAATCAGGAGGAATAATTCTATTTATCGTCAGGACCTACATACTCCTCTGGAGAGAACCATGTAGGTACTTTTGTATGAACTTTGAATGTATCGTGAGCAGGAGTCCAAGTTTTGCCATTATTATATTGCTCTTTTCCATTAACGATTTCACGTTTAGGGAATTTACGATAACATGCTTCTTTGTGTACTTTGGAGATAGCAACGTTAGAACGTTCTCTACCACCGAATGCTAATTTACGACCAGATTCTAAGTATGTATTAACAAACTCTTTAGAGAATTCAATCATATTCTCTGCTTCAGAACGTTTGAATTCATGACGAGCCATAAGATGATTAGCTTCAGCCATAGACATCTTTGTTACACCAGCCATAACACTAGCACAAGTATTACGAATAATTTCAGATGGACAAATAAAAGATACTTCACCACTGCTGTTGTAAGTAGCTACTTTGTAATTAATATCGTTGAGCATAGCTCTCATAACACGAAGTTCATCTTTCTTCGAAGATGTAGTTGTTTTAGCATTTTGTAATTGAGAAATGATTTCTTGTACTGTTTCCATTTATAATATCCTACCTTTATATAAAAACTACCAAGTTTGGTTCTTGTCTGGTTTTCCATCTTCATCAAGAAGAGTAATAATTCGAACCAATTTTTGTTTCCTATTTTGAGCATTTAAAAGATATTCTCTGAACTCCTCTCGATTATATCCTTTAACAATCTCAAGAAACTGTTCTTTATCCAAATTTATTCCTCTCTTTCTTCTTAAACATGACCGTTTTGGTCATTATAATTACTATAAAGTTTAGATCATAATAAATAATAATATATTTACGGCAACAATTAGTTAATTTTAATCACACGAAAGGAGAATTCTGATGCAAAATATAGATAATATCAGACCTTTTAAAATTAGGACTGATAAACTCCTATATCCTATAAATAAAGACGATAAGTACAAAAACAGTGCTATATATTTAGTCACAGGTAGTTTTGAGAAATCGCTTAAATTCTTAGCAAAAAATAAAATATTTGTTAATAATGCTCACTTTGTTAGCTACTATATGGAAAAAGACTTCAGTTTTGTTATTCAAGAACAAGGTATGACTGAAGAAGGGAACATGATTCCTCTATTAGAATCCAGTAATAATGAAGATGATGTTTTATTTAATGATAAATTTATCAAAACCAATGATGTAAAATTATTCTATCCTGATGCGGTAGAAGATATAATCTTTAGAGAAGATTATGGTATTAAACAAAACTATTCTACCATGTTTAGGCGTTTCTTATATACTGAACGTATTAAGAACCAAAAAGAACTTCTAGCTAAATATGATAGAGCCAAATCTGTAGTTAATTGGATTACAAAAACATATCTAAACATCGAACTCTATAGACAAAAGAATGTTATTGTCGATTGGAGTTATTATACTAGCGTATTCCAAAAGAATAACTTCTATACTTTAGATCGTGGTGTTGATTTATATCATCACTTCATTACACATCTATTACAAGATAAACGATTTGATACATATACTCGTAAGACTGTAATTATTAAATTAGAAGATATCTTTGAAAATGCAGCTGATGTAAAAGGTAAATGGGATTATAGACAAGATATCAATATCTTCTCTATGATTGAACGGTATGTACGTCGTAAGATTGAATTCTGGCAAGATTGGGAAGGTATAGACTTCTTAATAGTAGCAGATAAAGGATACTTTAAAGTAGACTTTACTAATATGGATATGTCTAAACTTACCATATTAAAAAGATTGATTAATAAGCTATTAAATCTTTCTTCTGATATTTACGAAGCTCCAGTTCAAACTAATTATCTAAACGATGTTGATATCGACAAAGATAATACCAATACAGAATACATTGCTACTCCTCCATCTATTGAAGATGATAAAGAGGAAGAAAAAGAAGATGCTCAGGACGATAAACAAGATGCAGAAGATTTGGAACAAATCAAATCTTATGTATCTAAAGTAAGTAACTCTACTTCTATGAAGTTTAATCAACCTGATATTTCTCCATCTCGTATTAAGCGTATGGATGAATTAGATGAAAAATTCAGAAGTATTGAAGTTGATGGTCATAAAGTATCTGATGTGGTGGATTCTTATTACGAATCTGATAAGAAGTTAACTAAAGATGTTATCCCAGTTGATTCTCTTAATGATGAATGGAAGAGTGTAACCTTCACTAATTTCGATAAAGAATATGATTTGAATAAAGATGTAATCAAAATCTTTAACGATATCTTCTCTGCTGATAAAAAGAACCGTGTATCTATTATCGATTTGAAGAAAGAAGATACTTCTAACCATGAAAACTATTTAGATACATACACTATCCAAACTGAAGATAGATTTGGTACTAGATCTAAACTAGTAATCGATATTCCTAAGTTTATCGATGGTCGTTATATGATGCTTCGCGGTAATACTAAAATTCTTAATGGTCAATTAGTATTAATGCCTATCATCAAGACTGAAGAAGATGTAGTTCAAATTGTAACTAACTACAATAAAATCTTTATCTATCGTATGAATCCATCTAATGGTACTAAGAGTACTCCAATGGTAGATAGATTGACTAAATCACTTAAGAATTATAAAGGTTCTAATATCACAGTTCTTAATGGTGATAATAGTTTCATCTGCTCTAAATATGATTTACCAATTGAATACAGAGACTTAGCTGGTTTGTATACTAGTTATAATCTTAAAGATGGTTCTTATGTTACATTCGATATGGATTTAGCTCTCAGAGATTTGAAACCTAAATTAAAGGGTGATAAAAATTATAATAGTAAGATTCATTATATTATCGGTTATGATAAACCAGCTAATAAGGTTATTTATTGCACTGGTAATGAAGTAGCTAAGACTATCGCTAATTTCTTATCCGAAAAAGATAAAGCGTTTGGTGAAATATTCAGTTCATCTAAAGCATCTAACTCTTTAGGCTATTCCGATGCTTCTATTTTGAATACTAGACTTCCTTTGATTGTAGTAGCTTGCTTTGCTGAAGGTTTAACTTCTGTATTATCTAAAGCTAAAATCAAATGGGAATTCACAG